TTCACCAGTTCCTTTTGGAATTAAAGCGATATCAATATTAGAATCTCCACCAGTTGCAGATATACTAGGTGCATTACCTGTTGCTGCATTTGTAACATCAAATTGGTTTACTGCGGATGAAGTTGTTTGAAATACTATTTGTTCATTTCCATTTTCATCGTTAATTCCGTGCGCATCATCAAAAGCTATATTGAAACTGTTAGTATCTAAATCACCACCTAATTGCGGAGATGTGTCCGCAGAAACTTCTGATATACCTGTTCCAATTGCAAGTGTTAAAATGTTTGGATCTGTTGCATCAGGTGAAGCTGATGCAAAAACAATCTTATCTCCCTTATCTGTTGCAGAAAAGGTAAATGTAGATCCCGAACCACTTGCATATTTAAATTGTACAGTGTGAGAGCCTGAAGTTGAATTTCTTAAAATATAAAAATTTTGAACATCGTTTGGAATTGTAACAATCTGATTACCTGAAATTGTA